TTGGGCGTTTGCTTTTGCCCGGGCGCGAAATCAATCGGCAGCCCGAATGTGGAAGCGAAGAGGAATTTTGAAGGACACTGGATACAGACGGCTCGATCAAGCAGTTCAAAGCATTACTTGCGAATTGAACAGTCGAACCGCTCCGCTTGTCCTTCCTGACCTTGATCGTTTGCGACGCTTAGGCATTATTCAGCCCATCGAATCTGAACAATCGGACCAACGCGTTCCGAGCTATATGAGGGCGAGCGATGCGCGACCTTCAGTGATCACGAGGACAGGTGTTTTGCCAAAGGCTCGTGTGCGAAGAGTACGGAAGCGAAAGCGCGGTTAGCTTGACCTAAAAACGCTTTGGGGCAATATCAACCATCCGCGACGACACTCACCCGTCGATGGATGCTTCTGTGGTAGGGAGCTGGAGCCACCGTGCAGCTTAGCGCCGGTGGCTCCTTTCATTCTGACCGCGGATTATGTCACCGGATGCCGGTTCGGTCGTAATCGGTGCGCGCCAGCAGTTCGGTGAATTTCTGGTTTTGCGCCGCGTGCGCTGTGGCTGCGGCGTCGCCGGCATTGCAGAGGCTTTTGACCATGTTTCGCAAGCCTCAACCATGTAGTAGATCACATGCCCTTCGTCGCCGCTTGTGGGGTCGCCAACGGCGCACACGAGAAAGTTTGGGCACTGTCTCAGCGTCATAAGGGCGTTGAGAAGCGTCGACCTGACGTGGCTCGCAACACAGCTATCAAGAACAGCTTCGATGTGTTCAGCCAGAGGACCTCGCGGTCGAGGGCGCTTGTTTAGACGCCCGTCTTGATCACTTCCCAAGGTCAAGCAGTGGTCATCGAATCGAGTGATGCCGCCGCGCGGCGCTGTGACGGCCCAATCAAGGGCGGCGATTTCGGTGGGTGACATCAGGTGGCGCACCTGCGTTGCGCACCAAACAGCCATGTCGGCCCAATCGTGTCGATGAGGCCAGTACCAGAGGGGAAGCCCTCGAGCGCGTTTCATGCCCATGTCTTGAGCATGGTCGCGGATCGCTTCAACAGGGTAGTCGTCACGGGCGAAGCGGAAGTCGTAGCGGCCCTTTTCCGACTGCGTGTGACCATATTGGAAGAGGAGACGCTCCGCTTCGTCGATCATCTTCGTGGGAGGGCTCGCTCGTCTGTTGTCGACTGTATGGCTGGCCGCGCGAAGTTCGTTCGCTGTGCTTGAAAACAGTCGACGGGTTTGGGGATCGCTGTTGGAAAACGAAGCCTGATCGAGCCGGGCGAGTAGGTTTTCAACTGTGGACATGGGTGCCTCCTAAGCGTGTCAGTAAGCGGCCTTCATCATCTTTGTGCGCGATCAGGATGCGACCGCGCGTGACGGTAATGACACCATGGCCGGGGTTTTGGGCAAGCCAGTCGTTTGCCTTGTCGGTCTCGCCGTCCCAAAACCAGGCCGTCACGGTGAAGCGGCGGCCGAGGGTGTCATAGTGGCGCGGCGGCGCGGCCGCCGCACGCATTTCGCGGGAGTGGTGGTTCCAGTCGCGCATCTGCGCCTTGAGCCCTTTACGCCTTCTCATGGCGCGGCTCCACGGTGTCGTGCACCTCTCGAATTCGAGCGATCAGGTCGCGCAAGACCTCGTCCTCTTCGCCTTGGACTCGCTCCCGGTCCTCAAGCACGATCTGCAGGATCTCGAGCGCGTCACCCGCGATGTCGTGATATCGCGGCCCGGCATCGTGCTGGCGGTCTTTCGGCCTGTCGAGATAGACGAGATCCTCGGAGTGAGGGCATCGGCCGACAGGTGAAGGGTCACCGGGTGTCAGGGAGCACTGGTCGATCGGCAGCACGTCCTTGACGGTGAGCCCGGCATAGCCGGACCCGGTCACGGGCGTGTTCTCGTTGAAGCCGCTGATGTCGATCTCGGCGCGGTAGAAGGGGAGGTGCTTCATGACCTTCCCTCCGTAGCGAGCTTGATGGCGGCGTGCGCCTGCTCAATCCACAAGTCCATATTCGCGCCATCCGCCCCGGCTTCGGCGCATTCCGTGATGTTCTTCAGCGCTTCGAGCAAGTCGGGTGCCGCTTCGAACAAGCGCGCGTACTCAACACGCTGGCAATCAATCGTAATGTTCGGGGTGTCTCCGATCCGCGCGCCGTCCGCATCGAAGCCGAAATTCGCCTTGTCTGTCAGGTGGTGCCGGAAGCGATACAGTCGCGGCAAGTCTTTGTGCGTCGTCATGATCACTCCTCCTGTTGCCAGGTTTCGGGCGAGGCTTTCCCTCGTTTCTTGATGTCTTCATCGTAAAGCTGCCGACCCCAATCAAGGAGATCGGCGAAGGAAAAGCCCTGCGCATCGCAAAGATGCTGAAGGCTGGCGAGGAGCGCAGAGATGCTCTCCTCGTCGTTGTCATTGACGCCATTCTCGTTTACGAAGGCTGACAGGGCGGTATTGGCGTGCGAGGCGCACTGGTTGGCGTAAGTGCTCATAGCGCCCTCCCTTCTGCTTTGGCGATGGCGGCCATGATTTTCCCGCGCTGCTCGCCCGTTGTCAGTTGGTTGTGAAGGCGTGGGAGCGCCAGCTTCAGCGCCGCGAGCATGTCCTTCGCGGCTGAGATCAGGTTGGCGTTCGCCATCGCGTCGGGCTCGTCGCAGTCGTCGCCAACGGCGACGTGACAGACGGTTTCGCCGACACTGCCGGTCTTCGTGACCTCGACGACCATGAGCACGCGAAGGCTATCCTCGCCCTCGTCGGGCACGTCGAGAACGCACCAGGTGCCATGCGTCGGTCCGACCTTCGGCGCGGTCAGAACCGCGTCGATCCTCTTGAGAAGGGCTGGGGCATCGCTGTCGCCGACAGCGTCGGCTTGGGCGATGAAGGTGCGCGCCTCGTGAAGCGCGGCTTCGAGGGGGTGCATCATTTGCTGCCTCCTCACGCAATGCGCTTCACGGTGACGGAAAACACCGCGCCGCTCTCGCAGGCCACGAGAAGGTTGCTCGCGTTCGAGGCGTCGACGGCGGTGATGGCGTCGGTCTCGCCGGTCTCGCTGACCTCTTCCTCTTCCCACGTGAACAGCGTGAAGGGGTCGCGGTCCTCGATCATGTCGCGGATGAAGACCCCGAGATCCTTCGTCGTGGTCTTCGACAGCGGCTTGCCGCCGTTCGATGCCGCGATGAAGCGGGTGGCGGCTTTAACCAGCTTCTTGACCACCTCTTCGCGATCGGGGTGATAGACGGTCTCGCCGTGGCGAGCGCGCGTGTAGATCAGGCCGTTTTGGGTTTGGATCGCCACACGCAGATCGGTTGCTTGGTGGCGCGTCTCTTTCGGCAGCGCGGCGCGAGTTTCGAGCCTTGTGAGCTCGGTGCAGATGAAATCTATGTCCATGGGAGCCTCCATGGCGCGCGCGACTTTGGCTACGCGCGCCGGCCGGTTGATCAGTTCTTGGCGACCTCGAGCTTCTCAAGGTTCACATAGCGGGTCTTCCCGCAGGCCGCGTCGAAGCCCGACGGCTTGCGACCGCGGCACCGGCTGGGCTTGAAGCCCACGATGGCGGCGGGTTTCCCGGTGGCTGCGACCTCGACGGTGTAGTCATCGATGCACAGCTGCACATCGGAAGCGCTGTTGACGGTGAAGCAGCGCGGCGCGATCACGTTCTCCGTCGGGGAGGTGGTGATCGACTTTGGGCCGCGCTCGATCACCGGGGATGAGGTGACGATCAACTGGCAAGACATTGGTTTTACTCCGTGGTAGGGGGTAATTTCTTACGTGCTTATAATAAGCACGTGGGTGAGTAAGTATATGCTTCTGCATACTTACTTGAGCTTTTGTTGTACTTACTTCACCTGTGACCTCACGCGGTCAAGGTGACCAAACACGTGTTGACGCTCGTGCCCGATGACCGGAAGGAATCGGGTGGGAGGCGCTCGATTGAGCCGTCACGGGCTGTGACGAAGCTGCGAAAGTCCCGGGTGAGGTTGTCGTCTCGGAACAGCACACCGGCCGACATGATCGCGATCAGCCGGCCGCGCGGTTTCAGAAACTTCGCCGCGTGGCGGACGTGGTGAATGTCGGCGCGACGCCCGAACGGCGGGTTCATGACGACGGCCGTAAAGGACGGAGCCGGGGCGGCGGTAAGAAAGTCCGCTTCGTGGACAGTGACGCCGACGATCGCCTTGAGCTTATCGGCCAGTTGGGGCACCAGCTCATAGGCTGTCAGGGAGCGCACGAGCGGGGCTAGGGCTCGAACGATGTTGCCATCTCCGGCGCTCGGCTCGAGCACATCATCGAACAGGGTCGGCTTCAGCTTCTCGACCATGCGCTCAATCACAAGGGCGGGTGTCGGGAAGTAATCGAAGTCGGACCGCGGGTCGACCACCTCTCCGGTGAGGATGAGCGGTTCGAGGGCGGTGGACGCCGGAACGGGGAAGAGGTGGGCTTTCGCCTTTCGGTTCCATTTGCCACCGGCCGCTTCGAGCACCTTGTTGACCGCGAGATAAAGCGGCCGGGCAAGTTCTCGCTGGATCCTGGCCGCCTCGCCATCGCATTCGATGGTCGACAGCACGGTGAGCACGTCTTCGCTAATTTTCATGGGGGTCTCCTTTGGCGTAAAGGCGCCTGGAACGGCGCTGGTCTCCCAGCGCCGTCTGCAGCCGCCTTCACGACACCTTGTCGAGGACCTTTCCGGCGATCCGCTCGATCTCGATGCGGTCGGAGGTGTTGGCCTTTTCTCGCGCGGACGCGGTGATGGCCTGGACGGCGTCCCAAGCGGTGCGGACCTTGCGGTCTTCGTCCTTCTCGTAGTCGGCCATCATCTTGAGCGCCGCCGTGCGAGAGAAAGACCGCTCCTGGAGCCAACGGACGGCTTCGTCGTCATCGGCGGCGATCTTGGCTTCCTTAGCTTTCTGGACGCCGTCGATGAGCTTTTGGCTCGACCCGTCAGAGAAGGATTGCAGCGCCGGCCGGGCTTCGTGGATCCACCGGTCGGGCGCCATGCGCGAGTGGCGCATGGTGACCTCTTGGAAGCCCTCGACGCCCCAAAGGTTCCGGTTCATGCACACGCCGCGCAGATAGAACGCCGCGAGGCGGAGCGAGGCGGAGCCGGTCTCGGAATTGGAGACGTAGAAGCCACGAAACATCAGGTCTGGATTGCCGTTCGACAGCTTGCCGACCTCGATAGGATTGCGGTCATCGACCAGGAACATGAACACATCGCGATCGCTGGCATAAAGCGTCGTCGTGTCCTTGGTCACCGGCGTTTCGGGGTCATAGGTGTGCGTGCGCCAGTCGATGGTGCCAGGCACCTTCCAACGGCTCTCACCCCGGCCGCTGCCTGCGATCTGCATGACGGCGTCGACCACCTCGTGGTCAAAGATCCGGCCATATTCGGGACCGGTCACGGCACGCATTTCGTCGGGGTTGTAGTAGGCTTTCAGGGCCTCGACTTCACGCGCTCGCTTGAGGCGCCAATTGAGCGCGTCGGCCGTGATCTGGCTGGGGAGCTCGCGGAGGAAGCCGCTGGGGGAGCGCGCCAGGGAGCACAGCTGGGAAAACGACCAGTGGGTGAACCCGACCTCGGTGCCGTTCGGCAAGCCGACAGTCAGCTTGTGGGTGTCGTCGGCGGAGGTGGGGTTCGGCGCGATGACCTCGAACTGATTGTTTTTCACAGTCAGCTGTTCGCTTCGCACAGCTCGCGAATAGACGGCCGCGCGCAACTCGTCGAGCGAAGTAAAGCGCTCGTCGGGATCGCGGGCAATCCACTGCTTCGAGACTTCGCCGCGTCGCTCACCTTTGGTGACGTCGACGGCGTAAGGTTTCGCGTGGTAATTCATGATCTTGCTCCGTGGTAGGTCCGCTTTCGGACAGCTTCATCCTATGCAAAATGCACAGTGAGTAAAGGCCAAAAGGCCTTTATTTTCCAGTATTTTACGTCGACCGGGTCGCGCCAAAGACAGTGATCTTCACGTGCTTGTTTGTGATCTCCCAAATTTTGCCGAAGTGACCGCGCGACTTCTCAACCCAGGTCTTGAACCGCTCGCGCAGGTCTGGCTGCTGGATCGCGTCGTGGAGGGTCATGAGCATTCGCGCGCTCGTCAGTTCGACCGCGATCGGCTGGAAGTCGTTATGGGCATCGTTGAACTCGAACGTGCCTGTGCGCAGGAAGCGGCCCTCTTCTGGCCACACGAAAAAGGCCCACGGCTTCGTGGTGTCCCGCGACGCGATCGCCTTGAGGGTCTTGAGGCTGGCGAACTGACAGTGGCTCCAGCGGCCGCCTGTCAGGTCGGTTTCGTCGAACGGGTCATTGATCATCGTCATCGGTCTCCTCCTTCTCGACGAACACCCACGCCATCACATAGGCGCCGTCGTCAGTGAGGCTGACAAAGGGTGCGCCTTCGACAGGGTCATCGATCTCGATCTGACCTTCCTCGTGATACTCGTCGCGCGCCCGGCTGATGAGCGCCGCGAAGTCGGGATTTTGCTGCTCCATGGCTGCGTCAAACAGCCGGTCACGGAGCGTTTCGGCTTGATCGGTCCCCAAAGAGGCTAAGCCATTGCGAATGAGCGCGAGCTCGTCGGCGCTGAGGTTGATCCACATGGTGGGTCTCCGTTGCGAGCGCTTCGGCCCGCCGTTTGAGGGTCTCGACAGAGCCGCGCAGGATCACCTGGGTGGTCCCGTCCGGCTCGGTTTTTGTGAGGGCATTGCGGGCCACGTGAAGCGATCCGATGCGGTCGGTGTCGACGGCGAAGGGGGCTTTCTGGCCGTTGATGTGGAGGATGCGACGGACCTTCACAGGCCCGTCGCGCAGGGTCATCTCGCGCCACTCGATCATGGTGAGGGCTCGCAGGCCTTGAAGGCTGATCGGACGATTTCGCGCAGGGCGAAAAACTGATCTGTGCGCGTGGGCTCGTCGGGGCTGACGTTTTCGATGAAATCCCACGCGGCTGTCAGGGCGCGGTGGAGGTCGGGGCCGGCGAAGGTTTGTCGGCACCGGGATTGCTCGAGCTCGTGTTCGGCGAGGGCGTCTTTCAGCTCGTCCTCGTGGATCTCCTCGGTGAGATCCTTGAACAGCTCGTAATCGTCGAAGGGTTCGCTGGGGGACCCTGTGCCCCAGTCGACTTCGCCGCTCTTGGCGAGGTCGTGAGCGTCGTCAGCGCTGGCGGCTTCAACGATGGCGCTGAAGTAGATGTAGGCATCGTGGCCCTTGGTGACGCGATACTTAGGCATCCTCCATCTCCTCTCGCATCTCGGCGACGGCTTGCGCCGGCGTGGCGCCGTCCTCGAACGCGTCGCGCCAGGTCCAGTCGGGCAGGTCGAACACGCCAAGCCCGACCTTTTTGATCAGCATGGCGTTGCATTTGCGCAGCCAGTCTCGAAAGGGGGCGTCCTGCGGGTCGGTGCCCGCGTATTGCTCGAAGTCGTCCATGGTAGGGGCTCCTTAGCTTTCGGCGATGAATGTGCCGACCTGAAACTTCCTCTCGCCGCATCGGTTGCAGGCGAGGTGTTTTTGGGCGCTGATGATTTGGCCATCGCGCTCGTGGACGTCCGTAAGGACCTCGATCAGCGTTCCGTAAGGCAGGCCGGTTTCTTCTGTGCACTTTGTGCAGCCGTATCGGCTGATGCCGTACTCGGGACGACGAGCCTCCTCAAGCGCGTCGCCGCCCTGGACGAGGCGGAACCGGGTCGGATCCTTTGCCTTGGGTTCGGTGTCTTTGGTCATCTCGGTTTCCGTCGTGACGCTAAGCGCGTCTCGCGACGCCGGGGGTGCCCGGCGTCGAAAGTCGGTCTCAGGACAGGAGAAGCGGCGCTTGGGCTTTCCCGTTGACGGGCTGGTTGAAGTGGGCATCCGCGGCCGCTCGATAGCCCGCCATGCCTTCTGTCGTGGACGGGCTCTTGACGGCGACGTACTTCTCCCTGCCCGACGGTCTCAGACCCGCGCGTTTGGCGGCTTCGAAAGCTGCCGCGTTCTTGCGGTCGTAGGTTTCAGGGTCGGCTTTCCGGCGCTGCCGGGCGATTTCGAACATGCGCTCGGCAATCCCGAAAGCGCAGCTATCCGCGAATTCGCGAATTGCCCGCATGTCGTCGGCATCGATCTCGCCTCGCTTGCCCTTCTTCTTCAGCGGTCGGTTGAAGAGGTAACCAAGGGCTCGCCGGTTGCAGAACCCTTCGAGGGTCTCCAGCAGCCATTCGGCGAAGATGATGTCCGGCACCGTGCCGAACAGGGCAACGGAGCGCTCGTGGTCGACGATGAAGCCGCGCGTGTCGGTAAATTGGCAGATCGCCGTGAGCAGGGTCATGCGCACGTCGAACTTCGCGTGGCCTGTCGGCCCGTGGCGGTCGCACACGAAGCGGCTCATCTCGGCGGCTTCGAGGTCTGTCAGCTCGATGCCCTCACGATCCATCAGCTGCCGGGCCTTCATGGCGGCGGAGAAGGCCTCCGCCTCGGTGGCGCCGCTGGCCATGGTCTTCGACAGCAGCGCCTTGATCTTCGCGATCAGCTTCGGGTCAGCCATGGGACACCTCACCTTTGAAGGTCGTGACGACAGCGCTGAAGCGCGTGAAGGCATCTTGGCTCGACCACGTCAAAACAGAAACGAGGTTACGCAAGTTGCCCATCTGGTTCGCGAACCGGTCCTCGGCGTCGTAGAACTCTTCAGCAGTCGCGAAGTCTTCGCGGGTGGGGATCAGCTTCGCCACTGCGTCACGAGCTTTGGTGGCGGCTTCGAGAGCGTCTTTGTGCGCGAGATAGAGCTCGGCAAGGCGCTTGGGGTTTGGGGTGGCGGGCATCTCGATCTCCGTGGTAGGTATGTATTTCTTACAGTTTTGAGTATAGGCATGGTGTAAACTGTTGTAAATGCTAGCAAACTTGATTTCAGAAAAATAAAACCTTGCTGGTTGCAGTAAAGAAAAAGCCCGCCAGCAATAAAGCGGCGGGTCTTTGTTGTGAATGCTCAAGAGAAGAGGTCGGCTTTCTGTGCCTTTGAGGTTCCCCATGGGAGACCCCACCGTTCCGCGCAGACGGGACCGTATCCAACATCGGTCGATCGGTCGTCCTTGAGCCCTTTGTCGCAGAAGCAGCAGCGCCCGGTCAGGCGCCCGTGTTCGGCGGCCGTCTCGGCCGGTTGAACCGCGAACGCCTTCAGCTTCTCGGTCACTTCGGCTGGGACGTCTTGGCGGCGCGAGTGCTCGAAGGTGCCGTCCCGATAGATCCGACCGAACCAGGTCCGATCTCCAAAGCGGCCGTCGGTCGTGACGTTGATGGTGCCCGGCTGGGAGGATTGGGCCCCCGCAACGCTCAGACGCAGGTCGCCGATCTCGGGGAGGTGGAGGACCACGGCGGGGCGTTTCAGCTTCTCGGCCGCCTTGTCAAACAGCCGATGAACGCCGGCCATGGCGTCTTGGTCGCCAACAGCTTCGGTCTTAATCTGGACGGGTGCGGACGCCCGCTTGGTGAGGGTTTGAACCCAGGACATCTGCTTCTCGCTCAGATGGCCCTTCGACCGAAACTGAGCCACGAGAGATGACGCGAACTCGACATCGCGGCGCGGGAGCGCGGCTATCGCGCGCTCGAGCTCTTTGACCGCTTGGGCTTCGAATAGGCTCATGGCGTCCTCCTCAAGCGGCCTGGCGACGCTTGATCTCGTCGATGATGGCGGCTTCGTCGCTCAGCGGGTCGAAGTCCTCGTCGACGTTCCCGATCGCACGGACGGTCGCGGCGATCTCATCGGTTGCCCAATTGGCGAAGTCGATCTCGAAGATCGGGTGACGGCGCATGGTCTCGGCAAGGGTCTGCATGGTGGTGCCTCCGTGGTAGGGGGTCGAGCAATGTATTCGCTCTGTATTCACAAGAATAACCTAGCGTAATGTCGAACTATCCGTAAGGCCAATTCGGCATGAAAACTAAGAATTTGGAGACTTAAAATGCGCATCGGTGTTGTGGGTGTCGGCTATGTGGGTCTAGTCACAGCCATCAGCTTTTCAGCCAAGGGGTTCGAGGTTGTGGCTGTCGACGTCGACGCGCGCCGGATCGCCCAGCTCCAGTCGGGGCATCTCCCGTTCGTCGAGCCCTCGCTGGAGGTCTTCCTGGGGACGGCTTCAGCTCTTCGCGCTATCCATTGGTCTGTCGACGTCAATGCGCTCGACGGCTGTCAGGTCGTCTTTGTCTGCGTGGGCACCCCGACGGGGCATTCGGGAGGTCTCGACGTCAGCGGAGTCGTGAACGGGGCGACCGCGGTTGCCAGGGTCATTCGGCGGGGTGTGATCGCGATCAAGTCGACCGTTCCCGTCGGGACAACTCGCGCCGTCGCCGGCGCGGTCGGTCGGGTCGGTGTCAGCGTGGTGGCCGTGCCGGAGTTTCTGGTGCAGGGGAGCGCGCTTAATGGCGCCATGCGGCCAAGCCGGGTGGTGATCGGGACCTGCAGCGATCAGGATGACGTCGATCTCCTGAAACCGATCTTTAAGAGTGATCGCGTCCTGGTGGTGTCGGCCGAGGAGGCTGAGCTCATCAAGATGGGGTCGAACACCTTCCTCGCCGCTCGCGTTGCGCTTATCAATGAGTTGGCCGACGTGGCGGAGCGGGTGGGCGCCGACGTCCGGCAGGTCGCGAAGGGAATCGGTCTTGATCCGCGTATCGGCCCGAGTTTTCTGGATGCCGGCCCGGGCTATGGCGGCAGCTGTTTCCCGAAAGATGTCAGCGGGTTGGAGGTGGCCGGCCGGGCGGCTGGAGCTTCGATGACGCTGGTCGGCGCCATCCATCAATCCAACGTCGACCGCATCACCGGTCTGGTGGATTGGATATGGGATCGCGTCGGCGACCCGGCCGGGAAACGGTTCGCGCTCGACGGCCTCGCCTTCAAGGCTGGGACAGATGATGTGCGCGGCTCACCGGCCATCTTCATAGCCAAGTTTCTCGATCACGCCGGTGCTGAGGTTTGGGTTGATCAGCGGGAGGTCGGCGCGGCCGCCATTGCCGAGGTTCCCTTCGTCAGGATCGCCGATCACGTGGGAGCCCTTCTCGAAGGGGCGGACGTGTTCGTCGTGGTCAATGGACCCGACAAGTCAGACGGTCGCGTGAGGGCGACAGTCGAAGCCATCAAGCGAGAGCGGCCGGTTGTTCTCGATCTGCGCGGCGCCTATCGGGATCTCGTCGCTTCCATCAAGGGCGTCGAGTATCACGAGATCGGGTTGGGCACCCATCCCGATCTGGTGGTCGGTGGGGATGAGCCGAGCACCGTTTCCCCGTCGGGAGGGAAGCAGTTGGGGCTGTGAAGGTCGGGCAGGGGGTCATAGGTCGGGTTTTCCCCGAGCCTGTCACGGCAAGCCCTAATCAGCGGGTCTGGCGGGGAAGCCCTTCCCCGAAAGCAGGTCGGTAGGGAAGACCGTGGGCGGCCACGGCCGATCAGGATGGGTGAGAGTGAGGCTAAAAGCCCTGCTCGTCACGGCAAGCCTGAGCGGGTCCGATGGGAAACAGGGGGAAGGTGGGGAAGCGGGAACAAAGCGCGACTTTCCGGGTTCGTTCAGGTCGGCAAACAGGTCGGGAGGGAAGCCCAGGGAAAGCCGCCGCTCGATCAGGGTGGGGAAGGGAAGGCTCCCAGCGCCGCCCGTCACGGCAAGCCTGAAACAGGTTTCCCTTCCCGACGGATCGGGAAGGGAGAGGGAAGGGAAAGCAGGAAGGGAAAGTCAGCTGGCCAAGGCCAGCCGGGCTCCTTGACGCCCCTCCTCTTCCCGCAGCTGCCGGATCATGATGGTGAGGTGCTTCTGCGTGAGCTCCAGCTCCTCGATCATCTTGGTCACGCGGGTCGGGTCGACCTTCATCGCGACGACGCATTCGCCGTCTTTGAAACCGGCCGCCGTCATGGCGACGACACTGCGCACCCGGGCTTCCATCTTGGTGAGGGTCTCGACCTCCTCCTCATTCGCGGTCGCCTCGCAGCCCAGGAACACGGGTTGAGCTTCCTTGTTGAGGATGGTCTCGACGGCGGTCCGAACAGCCCGGTCAGATGCCAGCTTGCCCGTCCGCATCAGCTGGACGATCTTCGACTGGTCCTGGTGGGAAAGCTGCGCGATCGACTTCGCCGACCGCGGGGAGATGTTCCCACCTTCGAACAGCTTCAGCACAGACGGCTCGAGCTTGAGCAGCCGGGTCCGCTGTTCGATGGTCCATTCTTCGATACCGAGGCGGCGAGCCAGCTCGGAGGGTTCCATGCCCGTGTCCAGCATCGCTTGGAAAGCGCGGGCTTCCTCAAGCGGGGTGATATCGGCGCGAGCCAGGTTCTCGACGATCGCGAGGATCGCCACTTCGACGTCGTCCATCTTCCGAACGTGCGCAAGGATGGTCGGGCTCTCCAGCTCATCGCGTTCGGCGAGGAGATTGTGCGCGCGCCAACGACGTTCGCCGGCAACGATCATAAACCCTTCACCATCAGGATGAGGGACGACAGTGATCGGCTGAACAAGCCCGTTCTCACGGATCGAGTTGGCGAGCTCCATCAGAGCTCCGTGCTCGAACACCTTCCGAGGTTGGTTCGGGTTCGGGCGGATCTGGTCAAGATTGATGCGCTTCAACATGGTGTCGGCTCCTGTGGTAGGAAGGAAAGGTTTGAGCGGTTCTCCCCTTTCCAGTTTCGGCGGGTGTCGAACTCGCTCGATGAAAAAACTATAACCAATTCAGCGGCTTAGTGGAATGCTCCTCAAGCGAGTCACCTAACATGGGTGATCTCGCATGGGTGCAGGGGTGTCGAGCTAAAACAATTCGGAGGCTCTCGTGCGTAATCGCGTGACTAAACTTGTCGAGGTCAAGGCCAGCGAGTTGCGAGCCCACCCTGATAACTGGAGACTTCACCCACAACATCAGCGCAATGCTTTGTCAGCGCTGATGCGGGAGGTCGGGATGGTCGCGGCGGTGATCGCTCGTGAGACGCCCGAAGGACTTCAGCTCATTGACGGTCACCTGCGAGCGGAGCTCGCGGAGGATGACAAGATCCCGGTCTTGATCGTTGATCTGTCGGAACAGGAAGCGAAGCAGATCCTTGCGTCGTTCGATCCGATCGGCGAACTGGCCCTCATTGATGAGGAGGTGTTCGCCCGGCTGGTGCCTGATCTTGGCGGTCTGATGGAGGACAGCGACTTCCGCCTCATGATCTCGCAGATCAACAATGAGGTGATCGAAAAGGAGCAGAAGGGTGGCTTCTCGGAGCACATTGTGCCCGGGATGGAGCTCGAGCCGCACGAACACTACGACTACCTCGTCGTGATGGCGCGATCGACCCAGGAATGGAACGTTCTATGCACGAGGCTCGGGCTGGAGCCGAGTAAGCGCCGACACCGCACCGGTGTCGGGCGCGGCATTTCAGCTTCGAAGCTCCTCGCGTTGATCGGTGACAAGTGATGGTTGACGATTACTGCCTTGTGGTCCCGTCGCGGGGACGTCCGCAGAACATGCACCGCATTCAGACGCTCTTGCCGACGGCAAAAATCGTCGTCGCAGAGGCGGAGAAGGAGAGATACCTTCTGGAAGTGGACGCCGAAAAGCTGGTCACGCACCCCGGTGAAGAGGGTGGCATCATTGGCATGCCGCGCGTCTGGAATTGGATGGTCGACCACTTCACCGAGGAAACCTTCGTCGAAATCGACGACGACCTTGAATTCGTGCTGGGATGGACCGGCGACGGCGCTCGAAAGACCTGGAATAGGTTGCACAATCCAGAGGATATTCTGCAGATCATTGAGAACGGTGTGCAAATCGCACGGGATCTCAATATCACGACCTTCACGTGGGGGAAGGCGCAGAACCCCGCGATGGCCAAAATGGACCACAAGCCCATTGTGCCCGTCGGTCTCGCGTGCAACGCGGTGGGGGTTCGCGGCGCCGCCCGGCGTCGCAAGTATGACACGCAGATGTATGGCCGATCGGCGGTTGACTGGTCGCTGCGCACCTTGCTCGCCGACCGCGCGATGCTGGTCGACAAGCGGTTCTTCTTTTCGTGTGGGCGCATCTTCTCAGGGGTTGGCGGCAATGCCGGCTATGTGACGGAAGAGCGCTTCCGCAAGTCGACCCAGGCCCTCAAGGATACGTGGGGGCGTCATGTGAGCTTTGGCGGCTTCTCAGGGGGCACGGCGGGCGCCGGCGCTCGGGGCAATCGCAAAGACAAGTTTGGGCGCAATGTGGGGATTGAGCAGGGTGACCGTATCGTCACCATCAAGGTCTCGCGCTACAACAAGGGCGCTGAGAGGTGAGACCGCCAGCGGCGGTCTCGGGTCTCGAATAGGGGCTTACGCAGCTTCTTCGACGTCGTCCTCTGGCGGCAACAGCGACCCCGACTTCTCGTCCATGCTCCAATGCGCGATTGCCTCGTCCATGTAGGGGTCTTTGACCGCGGGCGGGGGCACCAGGACGGTGGAGACGGTCAAGAAGTGTTCTAGACCGCGACCCATGCGGCGGCCTTCTGAGGTGTGTTTGTCGAAAGCCCAATCCGGGATGACAGGACCCACCCCGCGAAGCACCGGCCGCCCGATTGCGACGTGGAAGTGATCGCCTTCGCGTGACTTCGGAGCACGGCACATAATGCGGATGATGGTCCCGATCAGCATCCGCACGCGACCTTGCTTGGTCTTGTCTTTTCGGCACCGCTCGAGCTGCTGGATCGTGGCTTCGACGCCCGCGATGATGGCGGGGTTCGACACCACGTCCAGATCTTCGTGCATGATCACCACCAGTCGATTGAGCAGCATCGTGCAATAGGTCGTGCTGGTCGATGAGAGCTCGTAAGCGCAGGCACCTGCCAATCGCTCGTCACCTCGACGGATTGCCTTCTGCAAACAGGACAGCACTGCAAACGGACCGAGTCCGTTGATGGTCTTTGGCATCATTGGGGAAGTCTCCTGTGGTAGGGGTGTACTTGATGCACAATCATCCTAGCGCGTTTCACTGCTAACGGGAAGTGAAAAGATGTCCTATACACATCACCGCCCGAACAGCGAAACAAAAGCGCAAGTTCTCGCGCTGGCTGGTTTTGGCATTCGGCAAGAAGAGATCGCATCTTATCTTGGAATTTCGCCAGTCACATTGCGCAAGCACTACAGGGAAGAGCTTCGAAACGGGGTGACGCGCGCCAATGTCGAGGTCGCTCGAACTCTGTTTGCAATGGCTCGAAGTGGCCAAAACGTTGCGGCGACCATCTTCTGGTTAAAGGCGCGGGCCGGGTGGTCGGAAAAAATCCGCGTCCAGATGATCGAACCCGAGCAGCCGTCAATCGACGTGACGCGCCTGTCGACAGAAGAGCTCCTCGCGCTCGAGAACATGATGACCAAGGCAAGGGCCACAGATGTCGCTGCCGACGCCATTGGAGATTGATCGGGAGCTCTCAGAGCGTCACCTTCGGCAATTCGTCAAACGCGCTTGGAAGACCGTCGAGACGTCACAGTTCGTTGACGGCTGGCACATTGGCGCAATTGCCGAGCACCTTGAAGCCGTGGCGCGGGGAGAGATCAGGCGCCTTCTGATCAACATGCCGCCCCGCCACATGAAGTCGCTCACGTGCGGGGTGTTCTTCCCCGCCTGGGTGTGGGCTCAAAACCCCGATCCGTACAATATCGGCCACGGCCTACCCATACGGCCTGGGACCTGGATGGGCGCTGGCACGAAGTTTCTGACCCTGTCCCACAAGTCGGACTTGGCCGAGCGCGATGCATACCTAGCCCGGACGGTGATGGAGTCGCCTTGGTATCAGAGGCATTGGGGCAGCCGGGTGAGCTTCACCGCGGGCGAAGACGCGAAGGGGCGCTATCGCAACAGCCGAATGGGCGCCCGATACACCTCCTCCTTCGGCGGTGGCGTGCTGGGTGAAGGTGGCGACATTATCGTGGTCGACGACCCGCACCCAACTGCGGGCGTGTCGCAGAAGCAGCGCGAGGAAGCCCTCGTGTTCTGGAATGAGACGCTCCAGTCTCGTTTGAACGACCCTGAGACCGGCGCCTTCGTGGTGGTCATGCAGCGCCTTCATGAGCGCGACCTAGCCGGCCATATCATGGCGACCGAGAAGGATTGGGACGTTCTGTGCTTGCCCGAGATGGCGGAGAAGTCGCACCCCGTTCAGGTGCGCTCGTCGATCGGCTTCAAGGATCCTCGCAAGCCTGGCGAGATGCTCTGGCCGGAGCGCATTTCGGAGCAGAAGCACCGCGAGCGTGAGCTCGCCTTCGGCGCCTACGCGGCGGCCGGTCAGCTGCAACAGCGGCCTGCGCCTCGCGAGGGTGGTCTGTTCAAAAAGAGCTTCTTCACCTTCGTCGACGCCGCGCCGCGCGGGGGCATCTCAGTGCGTCGCTGGGACTTGGCGGCCACCGTTGCCGAGCAGGGCGATCCCGACTGGACAGTCGGCGTCAAGATGAGGAAGGTCAACGATACCTACTACATCGAGCATGCCGAACGGCTTCGCGGGTCTCCTCATGAGGTGTACTCGACCATTCGCCGCGTCGCCGAGCAAGACGGCCACAGCACTGTGATCTGGATCCCGCAAGACCCCGGCGCGGCAGGAAAGATCGTCGCTCGAAACCTCGTCGGCCACCTGGCGCCATTCGTCGCGCGGGTGGTGCGCGAAAGCTCTTCCAAAGCGGAACGAGCCGCTCCGTTCGCGGCGCAATGCGAAGCGGGGAATGTGGTCCTGGTGCGTGGTGACTGGAACACCTGGTTTATCGATGAGCTCGCGCTCTTCCCCAATGGCGCCCATGACGACGCGGTCGACGCGTCCTCTGGCGCCTTCCTTGCGCTCTCCAGCGGCGCGGGCACCGGCATTATGGAGATGAAGGCGTAATGGCTGAAAAAGCGACACCTGACACGCCGGCGCCGTTCTATGCGGCGGCCCTGCAAAACTGGAACGTCGTGTCGGCTCTTCTGAAGGGGTCAACCGCGTTGCGCTCGGAGGTGTACCTGCCGCGCCATTCGGCAGAAACCGATGATGCCTACCAAGCGCGGGTTTCGCGCACCTTCTGCTATCGTGGCTTCCGCAAGGCGGTGCGCAACGTGGTGGCGCGGGTTTTCTCGAAGCCCCTGACCTTGACCGCGGACATGCCTGATCCCATCAAGCTCCTGTGCGATGACATTGACCTGGAAGGTCGCAACCTTGACCGCTTCGCGCGCCGGTATTTCTACAATGCCTTGGCCTTCGGCGCCTGTTATCTGCTGGTCGACTTCACGCGCGTTGAGCCCGGCGCGACCGCGATAGCGGACGCAGAGGCCCGGCCGTTCTTCAAGCTCATCCCGGCCACGTCGCTCATTGACGCCGAACGCGCGACCATCGGCGGCAAGACCGTGATCACCTATGCGCGGATACTGGAGACCGCGACAGTTCGAGATGGCTATTCGCAGCGGCAGGTGCGCCGTGTGCGTGAGCTGTGGCCGGACCGCTTCCAGCTGCACGAGCAGAATGAGAAGGGGGAGTGGTCGATCATTGAAAGCGGCCCGATCGCCGTCGGCGGCGAGGCGTGGGATCGCGTGCCAATGGTCCCGCTGGTGCTGGGGGAGGAAGGGCTTCCCTTCGAATATGAGCCACCCATGATGGACGTGGCTGAGAAGAACATCGAGCTCTTCCAAAACGAGAGTGACCAGAACAACATTCTCACCTTCGCGCGGTTTCCCATGCTCGCGCACAAGGGACCAATACCCCAGCAGCAGGACGAGAAAGGTGAGCTGGTGCCGTTTCAGGTCGGTCCTCGCACGGTGCTCTCCTCGGGGGATACGGCCGGGCTGTGGTACTATGTCGAGCCTAAAGGGGACGCGATTGCGGCGGGCGCCAACCACATTGAGCGCCTGAAGAAGGAGCTCGAAGAGCTTGGTATGATGCCGCTCCTTGACCGCGTGTCGAGCGACACCTTCGCGACCATGGCGCTTCTCGGATCGGCTGAGGCTCATTCGGCCGCCCAGGCCATGGCGAACGAGATGAGGGACGCCATCGCCTACGCTCTTTGGATGCTGGGGCGCTGGATGCGCATCGATGAGGTGGGCAACGTCAACGTCAATTCCGACTTCGCGATGGGGTCGACCCGCAAGGACGATATCGACGCGCTCGACAAGGCGCGCGGTCGCCGCGACATCAGCCGCGCCACCTATTGGGAAGAGATGCAGCGCAAGGGCGTTCTGTCCTCGACCTTCGACCCGAAGCAAGAGGAGACGCGCATTCTGTCAGAAGCGGACGATATGGCAGCGACCGTGAGTGAGGATGCCGAGGACCTTGCGGCATGAACGTTGAAGCCCTCCTCGACGTTGTGACGGCCCACCGGGTCGGGCTGGAGCGTCTGTCGACCGGCGTCCTAAAAGACCTCCTGGAGCACCTGGTCGTCGTCGAGGATGATATCGAGCTGCAAATCCGCAAGCGATTGCAGAATGCCGCGCCCGGGGAGGTGGACGCCACCTCAAAGCGTCTGCAGGGGTTGCTTGATCGCGTGCGCAAGGCGCACAAGGAAGCCACCGCGGCCTTCACCGGTGACCTTCAGAAGGCGCTTCTGGAGGTGGGTGCGCACGAGAGCGGCTTCGTCGCCGACGCTTACGGCCGGGCCCTTCGCATCAACGCGTCGATGGAGCAATTGGGCGCCGAGCAGCTTGAGGCGATCGTGACTTCAAAGCCCATGCAGGGGCGCTGGCTGAAGGATTGGTTCTCGTCATTCGAGCGCGGCACCGTCGACCGCATTGAGCAACAGATCCTCATCGGCATGACAGAAGGCGAGGGCGTCGACCAGATCGTTCGGCGCCTTCGCGGCACCAAGGCCGAAGGCTACCGGGATGGGATCTACAGCACCAACCGGCGTTCGGCTGAGATGGTGGTGCGCACGTCCATGAACCACGTCTCGAACCAGGCGCATGTCCTCACGCTTGAGAAGAACAAACACCTCTTCCCGCGCTATCAGTGGATCAGCGTCCTCGACAAGAAGACGTCACCGATCTGTCGCCACCGCGCCAGCAAGGTGTTTGAGCTCGGGAAGGGACCGGTTCCTCCTGCGCACCCCAACTGCCGCTCGACCATCATCGCGATCCCCAAGGGGATGCCCGACGACTTCTTCGGCGACCTCTCGTATGAGAATTGGCTGAAGAAGCAGCCGGCCGAGGACGTCGAGGACATCTTGGGCCCGACCCGGGCACGTCTGTGGAAGCGAGGCGAGCTTCCGCTCGATGGCTTCGTCAATCGGGAGGGTGAGCAGATCCGCCTGGACCGCCTTCGCGAGATTGAGCAGAAGGCTTGGGAGCGCGCGGGGCTGGGTGAGCCTTACAAACCCCTGCCGCCGCTCAAGGCGACAAGCGTGGGTGCGAAGGCTGTCTCGGTGTCCGACGGCGGGTTCGCGGCCAAGCCTGAATTCACGGCGGGCTTGACCGCGGCGGGTATGTCGACTGACAGCGTCAAGAAGCTCGTCAAGGCGGCGAAGGGAAGTTCGGAGCCCGATCGCGTGATTGCCGAAGGCGTGGGCAGCTTTGTCAACAGCCTGTCGAAGGACGAGGTTTTCAAGGCGGCCGGGCTCAATGACGTCAACGGCGCCTTCAACAACTTCTCGACCTCGTCACTCGATTGGTACGCTGACAGGGCCCGAAAGAGGGTGGCAGAGCTGGAGGTGGACGAGCGCGTTCGCAAGATGATGCTCGATCACATCGATGAGGCAATGACGCGCGATGCCCGGCCTGCCCGAAAGAGCATGGACGCGTATTTGCCGCTCACGATCAAGATGCACCTTCAGGGCGACGACAGGATGAACACCCTGATCGGAAACGCCGTCGCAAACCCGTTCGCACAAAAGCTCATTGACGCCGCGAAGCGCGGCGAATTTGGCGATCTGAGCTCGAAGGAATGGGACAGGATCGTGGGGGATGGCCGCCGCGCCTTCTTCAATGCGCTCGATTTCCAGCCGGCCGAGTATGAGGATTTCCTCGTCAGGCGCTCGCGGGAGGTTCTGACGCGCCGGCTGTCTGGATCGGCGCCTGACCCGTTTGCTGGCGGTGTGTCGCTGAAGCGGATCACGGACGAGAAGGCCTTCTACGACAAGATGAAGGCTGAGCTCCTCGGGCTCGAGAGCACGTACACGAGCGGCGAGGGCTTTGACGGCTCGTCCGTCATTCGCGAGGTCATGAAAGTGCAAGGCGCTCCGTTGACGATCCGGCGCGTTTCGACAGACGACTTCGAGACCGCACCTGGAGCGGTGTTGTGGCGCGGTGTGGGGGACAATCACACGCCTTCGAAATACGGCGCCGACAAGAGCGGCTGGATTGGCAAGGGCGTCTATGGGGATGGTGACTACTTCGGCGCCGGCAAATCTGGCCTGAATGTCGCCGTCGGGTATTCGCGCAACCTGGTGCGCGCGAAGCTCGCGCCGGACGCAAAGGTCTATGTCAGCAAAACGCCTGTTTCGCCCGAAGGTGTGGCTTCGGTTGGCATGTTTAAGCGGGTCCTGGAAAACATCGCAAAGGACGTCTACAGCGAAAAGGTCAAGAAGCTGAGCGAGGGCATCCCGGCTATCGTTCGCGTGGTGTCTGAAAGCGCCGACAGAATGAAGAACGACTCCGGCTCAAAGGCTTTGGCCGCTGGGTATGACGCCATCTATGTTCCTGACCTCGACTACTATGTTATTCTCAACCGCTCAAAAATCGTTGTCGAGGATGCCCTGCAATGAAGCCTGACATCTCCCGCCGCGCCGGCCGTGTCTGGTCGAGCTTGCGCTTCAAGACGGACGAAGGCCGGCTTGAGGGTGTCGAAGCGGTTGAGAAGGCGGCCGTGTGGTCGGACCTTCCCGAGTGGCTTCGCAGGGGTATCGAGAGTGCGGAGCGTGGCGGGATTGTCGACGTCGACCGCTGACCTTGTGCCCCATGCACATTGTCCTGGGTTAGGCTTCTGGCATGTCGAGCTTCCTCTTTCTCGTGTTTGGCGCGGCGGTCGCTTTGGCCGTCGCCGTGGTGATCGGCGCTTCGGCGCTGGTTCTGGTGTTGGCCTTTGGGCCAATGCTTGCGGGCTTTGGCCTGGCTGAGTGGCTGGGCGAGCCGTGGTTCATGACCGCGGGCGCCCTCATTCAGGTGGCGGCGTGGCTTTACCTCGGCGCCAAGCGGATCTTCCGCGATCGGGGGCTGTTGGAGTGACACGGCTCCGGCGCCTCAAGGACAGCGAAACCGCCTCCTTGAAGCCGGACCCCCTCAGTAAGCCCTATCGCTGTGCTCGGTGCACGGCGGAGACGGGCGCTCCTTATGGCGACCTGGTCCAGATCTACCCCGCCTGTCATGAAAAGGCTGGACGCGTGGCAGTCGCGCTGCGGTGGCTGGCGTGCCGGCGCTGTGGCGAGCGCAAGTTTCGTCTGGAGATGCTGGTGCCCGAACAGTCTTCGTGACGGTTCCACGTGAAACGCACGGGCGAGGTCTTGCGCTTGAGCGGTGAATGTGCATTATGCACAAACTACCACGGAGAGCACAATGTTTCGATTGATCCTCACCTTCCTGGCCCTTGGCTTCATCATGGCCACGGTCGCCTTCGCCAACCCGCCCGGCTTCACGCCTGGCTTTCCTGGGGAAGAGCCACCCGGCTTCACCCCGGGCTTCCCGGGCACCGAACCCCCGGCGTCGTGTCCCGACGGATGCCCGCGTGAGCCGGCCGACGTCCGCGCCGATCCGGTCGAGCCTAATGCACCTTCCACGCCGCGTGCATGGTCTGGATGCGTAAGCCCGAAGGTCTCCCTCACGGGAGTGGTCTGTCACTGATAAGGAGGCCGGGGAGCATATCCCCGGCATTCCACACAATAGCAGCGTAGCGGCGAGCGCGGGGAGGGGTCCCGTTCCCCTTGCCTGCCCCCCGAAGCAAAAAGGCCCGTGACAGCCCCCGATCCCGTCACGTGTCCCCGCGCTTCCCGGTGCGTTGCACCACGTTCAGGATGAACTCCTGAGCTATCTCCTCCCTTGCAACTTACCCCGGCTTCGGCCGGGTTTTTTTATGGGGCGTATCGGAGAGGGCATTGTGTGCCCTGTCCGGTGCGCGAGCACCACCTCCCACAATACGAAGACGCAAACTGCCCGGCCTTGTGCCGGGCTTTTTCGTTTTGGCCGCCTGAGAAGTGATTTCTCGGGCAGCGCGCGCGGCGCTTCCGCGCAGCCACGGCGATCGCGTGAGGCGACGCCACGGCCCCCGGGCGTGAGGCCCGGTCATGAGGACACCATGCCGTTCAAAGCTGTAATCTCTGACCTGACTTCCGTCGACGAGGCGCACCGCGGCCTTTACCGCAAGGTTGAGGACCCGGCCAGCCCGGCGAACGGGAAGTTCATCCTAGATGTTGAGCCTGTCGAGGGCTTCGATCTCGCCCCTGTCTCGAACCTCCTTTCGGCCCTGCGTGAAGAGCGCGAGCGGTCGGAGCGGGCGGAACGGCAGGCCAAGGCGTGGGAAGGTCTCAATCCGGACGAGGTGAAGAAGCGCCTCGAGCGGGAAGAGCGCCTCTCCAAGATCGACCCCACGAAGGAGGCTGATCGACTGGCGACCGAAAAGGTCGAAGCCTACAAGTCGACGGCCCAGGCCGAAATCGCCGCCCTCAAGGCCAAGTCTGAAACTCGCGAGAAGTCGTTGCTGGATCAGATCCGCAACCTCCTCCTCACGAGCCAGGCCCAGGCCATGATCGCCAAGCACAAGGGCAACGCGACCGTCCTTCTGCCTCACGTCACCAGCCGTGCGCGGGTGCGTGAGAAGGACGACGGCACCTTCGTTGTCGAGGTGCTCGACGAGCGCGGCGGCGTTCGCATCAAGGATGCCAGCGGGGCTGCCTTCTCGATTGAAGATCTCGTCGTCGAGATGCGCGGCACCAAGGACTTCGGCGTTCTGTTCGCGACAGACGGCACCACCGGTTCGGAATCGAGCCGTGGCACGCCGGGCTCGATCAGCACGACGAAGAACCCCTGGAAGAAGGACAGCTTCAACCTCACTGAGCAGATGCGCCTTCAGCGGACGGACCCCGCCCGCGCGAAGGCGTTGATGGCTGAGGCCGGGGTGGCTTGAGCGGCGGGTGATCAGTCGCGCCGTGCGGCGCATCACACCGTCATCAATGGAGCATCGAAATGGCTGCTACCAGCTTGGCCGATATCATCGAGCCGGAAACCTTCAACAAGTACACCGTCCAGCGCACGCTTGAGAAGTCGGCGCTGATCGCCTCTGGCATCATGGCCGACCTCACCGGTCAGGTGGGTTCCCTGATCCCGATCGAAGGCGGTCGCGACGTCAACATGCCGTTCTTCAACGACCTGTCGGGTGAGGATGAAATCCTCGACGACACCACGGACCTGTCGATCGCGAACGTCACCACCGGCCAGGACAAGGCGGCGATCCTGTCGCGCGCCAAGGTCTATGGCTCGAATGACCTCGCGGCCGACTATGCCGGCGAAGACCCCATGGCGCTCATCGCCGACCGCTTCGCGGACTTCTGGCAGCGTCGCATCCAGGCCATCACCCTTTCGGTTATGGCTGGCGCCACCTCGACCACTGTCGTCGGCGGCTCGATGGCGGCCAACGTCCTCGACATCTCCGGCCTCACCTCGGGCGCGGAGTTCTTCGACGCCGAGAGCTTCATCGACGCCAAGGGTCGCCTTGGTGACAACGACGAAGCCCTGTCGGGCGTGATGGTGCACTCCGACACCAAGCGCGCGATGGAGAAGATGAACCTCATCGACTTCATCGAGCCGTCGGAAGGTGGCGACCCCATCCCCGTCTATGGCGGCCGCCGCGTGATCGTCGACGACGCCATGCCCAAGTCGAACGGTGTCTACACGACCTACCTGTTCGGCCCGGGCGCCCTCGGTTACGCCACCAAGGCGCCGAAGGTCCCCACCGAAGTCGGTCGCGACAGCCTCAAGGGCGGCGGTAAGGAGTGGCTCGTCAACCGCAAGCACCTCGTCGTCCATCCGCGCGGTATCGCGTGGACCCCGGGCGCGGGCGTGCCGGCCAAGGTGACCCCTTCGAACGCCGAACTCGCGACCGGTGCGAACTGGAAGCGCGTCTACGAGGCGAAGGCGATCCGCATCGTCAAGTTCGTGCACAAGCTCGCCGCCTGATTGGCGGCCGGCCTCATCCTTAACCGCGGCGGCGTCTGTGGCGCCGCCGTTCTCGTTTCATGGAGCTCCCGCACATGGCTACCGCACCCCGTTCCTTGCCCGTCGGCAAGGGTGGCACCAAGGCCATCAATCAGGCCTTGGCCGGCATCGCCGCCGACATCGACGCCGGCGATACGCTCGACCCGCACACGGTCGCGAACCTTCCAGCGGCCGCCGATAACAACGGCCGAATTGTCTACGTCTCGAATGGCGCAGCCGGCCAGCCGTGCCTTGCCTATTCGAACGGGACCAACTGGCTTCGCATCCTCCTCGGCGCCGCCGTGTCGGCCACGTGAGGTGAGACATGAAGCAGTCAGTCGACATTGACGAGGTGCGCCGCATTCGCAAGGAGCACCTCGCGAAGATGGAAGCCCAGCTCGCGCAGCAGGCCTCGGCCGTCCAGCCGGAGACCGTGGAGCCCGAGCCGCGGCCTTCCCCGCCAGCCGTGACAAAGACGGCGGCCCCCGAAGATCTCGTTGGCGATGACTTCCTCGGCGAGGACGACGCTCCGACAGGCAACCCGCTGTTCGAGGAAGTCGACCTTGATGCCGAGGACGAGGAGGAAGCCTCCGACCCCGCGCCGACGGCGACCAAGGAAGACGTCACCATGAGCGCCGACCTCGACGCCATGACCCGGCCGGAGATCATCATCCTGGCCAAAACGCGGTTCGGCCTGGACCTGCACAGGGACACCAAAAAGGCCGATGCGATCGCGGCCGTCCGCGCCGCGGCCTCCAAGGTGGAGGCGGGCACCTGATGCCCCACGTCAATCTCGACCGTCGCCTCTTCGTCGACGATGACGGCGAGGTTGGCACCATCGTGACCATGCTTAACGACCTGGGCGATGAAACCGACGACGTGGCAAGCGCTGTCGTGTTCATCGCTGAGGTGCGCGGCAGCTTCGTCGTCGAGCTGCTCGACGGCTACGAATTCACCAGGAGTGTCTGATGGCTTATGCAACGCCGGCCGATTTCGTTCGCGCCTATGGCGAGGACTTTGCCGCGACGGTTTCCGGCCGCGATGGCTCTGGAAACGTGGACACCGCGGTGATCGAGCGCAAGTTGGTCGCGGCGACGTCACTCATCGATACGCACCTTCGCGGCTATCAGCGCCCGATCGCCGACCCTCCGCCGTTCCTCCAGCAATACTGCATCGACATCGCCGCCTATTGGGCCGCCAACTCGGCCGACCTGGTTTCGACGGAGATGCGCCAACGCTACGAGGACGCGCTCAAGCACCTGACCCAAATTGCCGACGGCAAGGCGGATCTTGGCACCTTGAGTCCCTCGGTCGTCGATGACGTCCCGACAGCGGTCGCGCCCGTCGTGCGGGCCATTATGTCTGAACGCGGATGATTGAGCTTGAGGTGCGCAACATGGGCGAGGTGGAGGAACGCCTTGCCCGCCTGTCGCAGCCGAAGGGCGACCTCATGATGCTCGTCGGCCAAACCGTGCGCTCACAGACCGTGATCCGATTCGCGGCGACGAAGACGGACCCGTCGGGCGCGCGTTGGGCGCCGTGGAAGCGCAACTACCCCAAGTCGGGCTCGATACTCGTGCGGTCGAATAACCTCGCCCGGAGCATCCAAGCCGACAACACGGACAACATGGCTCGCGTGTTCACCAACGTCTTCTATGGCGCCTACCACCAGTTCGGCACCAAGAAGATGTCCGCTCGCGCCTTCATCGGCCTGGAAGAGGGCAAGGACACCGAGCAGGTCCGCATGGTGGTCGAAAACTACATCTCGGAGCTGCTGGCATGATGAAGCAACATCGCGATGGCGTCGTGAGTGCGCTGGCCACAGCCCTGGCGGCCGACAAGGTCTCGGTTGAGGCCTTCTATGGTCGCTT